AATTCACTAGAAGACTTGGCTCGCAAATATTGGAAGAAGCGTTCTTATATTTTCCAAGGATTTGTTCGTGAGAATCCTATGCAAGAAGACGATGGACCTGAAAATCCAATCCGTCGGTTTGTTATCAATCCAAGTATTTTTGATGCTATCAAAGCTGCATTAATGGACCCAGAGATGGACGAGATTCCAACTGACTATACCGCAGGAACAGACTTTAGACTTACAAAAACCAAGCAAGGAGAATGGGCAAACTATTCAACGTCCAGCTATTCCCGCAAAACTTCCAGCTTAACAGAAGCAGAAATCGAAGCAGTTGAAAAATATGGACTGTTTAACCTAGTTGATTTCCTTCCAAAGAAGCCAGGAACTGATGCTCTTGCTGCAATCGCAGAAATGTTTGAGGCATCTGTAAACGGCGAACTATATGATCCAGCAAAATGGGCAAATTTCTATAAGCCTGCTGGATTTAACAATAATAACTCCTCAGTAACCTCACGGGTTACTCCTAATGTGACTTCTAAAGTCACATCTACGGTTTCAGATTCTCCCGCTGAAACCGCATCAACAGAAGTTGTGGAACCCAAGACTGAAACTCCGCCTGTAACGACTTCTGTTGATACCCCGAGCGAAGAAATAAGAAAAAAACCAGATGATATCCTTGCTGATATCAAAGCTAGGGCTGCTGCCCAACGGGGATAACAAACTTGAATATGGGGCGCGTCTATCGTGTCCCATATTCTTTCTTATATGAGGAGTAAAAAATGAAGACTGTAAATACGACTAAATTTCTGAATCAACTAAACAAGTTGAATATTCCTGTTGGATTTTCCGATCCAAAAATATGGATTGATTCCGGTAATTTTGCTTTGAATCGTCTTATAAGTGGTGATTATAATAACGGAGTTCCTATAGGAAAGGTTACTATGTTTGCTGGTGAATCAGGATCTGGAAAATCTCTTTTAGCAGCAAATGTAATGAGAAATGCACAAAAAAAATATGATACTTTTATTTTATTGTTAGATTCTGAAGGAGCAGGTGACAAAAAATGGTATATAAATGCGGGAGTCAATGTTGAGGATAACTTTCTTCGAGCACCGGTTTTTACTGTTTCTGATTGTACTCAGGTAGTAAGCAGATTTATTAAAGAAGTAGCTGAACAATATCCCGAAAGAACATTCTTAGTTGTTATGGATTCTTTAGGCATGTTGGAAACAGAAACCGGCCAAGAAAAATTTATGAAGGGAAAAACACCAGGCGATCAAGGTCAATTAGCTAAACAACTAAAAAAATTCGTGAAGAATTGTGTATACCTAGTAGAACAAAAAAATGTAGGATTTTTAATGACAAATCATACATACGATTCTATGGATATGTTTAATCCCGATCAAAAAATTACAGGAGGAGCAGGGATTATATATGCTTCATCTATCGTTATAGCTACTAGAAAATATAAACTAAAAGAAGTACACGAAGAAGATGAAATTGCTACTTCAACTGGAGTACATGGAGTTAAAACGGTTGCGATGGTTTATAAATCAAGATTTAATAAACCCTTTGAGAAAACAACTATTGAAATTCCATGGTCTGTTGGTATTGATCCGTATTCCGGATTGATTGATATGTTTGAAACCGATGGTTTATTGGTACAAGTTGGAAAAATGCTTAGTTATACCGATAAAACCGGCGAAGAACATAAATATTTCCGAAAAAACATCCCGACTACTCTTCTTGATCAAATTATGGAAGAAAATCCATATTCTATTTCAAGAGAAGACATTCTGAAAGCAGAAGATAGAAGTAGGAAGATGGATGAGGAAGTAACTGACGTAACGGAGTAAAATAAAATATGGCAAAGGTAGATCTTGAAGATTTATTTTTTGACTTTCTAGAAGCGACGAAAGAATTTGTTCCTGCCGCCGATCACATACAAATGTGTTTGGGAATTTTGCGTCATCTAGAAGATCAAGGTTATAATGTTAAAAAGTTTTACGGCCAGGATGAAGTGGTTGACGAAGCTCTTATTGAAATGTATCCTGAACTTGATGAATTTTACGAGGAAGATGATTTTGAATGAATGGTTTAAAATAATTGTGACAAATGGACATGTTGAACGTCTTGATGAAGCCATTCTGTATTTTGAGGATGAATTAAAAGAAGCAAGAAAAGAATGTGCTATTAAGGGAAGTCTGGAGCAAGCTTCGGCCAGACTCCCCGGTCATTTTGAATATCGCTATGCCCAATTGAAAGAAATAGAAGCTATTCTGCGCTATATGGATACAGAATTAAAAAAAATTCGTTCTGTGTTTTTCAAAAAATACAAAGAAACCTATAATACCGAACTAATTGCTAGAGATATTGAAAAATATATTGATGGTGAAAATGATGTTGTTGCGTGGAGTATGGCAACTAATAGTCTTATGTTGATACGTGATCAGTTTGTTGGTGTGACAACCGCACTTGATACAAAAAATTGGCAAATAGGTCATATTGTAAAATTACGGATCGCCGGAATAGAAGACACTAAACTCTAATCCTTAATAAATACCTTGTAAGTTGAAAGGGTTAGTGTTATGAATTTGAATTTAACGTCGGTCGGTGCCGTAATTGCTGTTATAGCAGGTTTAGGAACTATTATTGCCGGTACTGGTTTTGTCTTAGATATATTTTATGTTCCAAGATCCGAATATAGTATAGCACAACAAGCATATACTAAGACACTGGATAAACTGGATACTCTTGAGTCTAGCCTTATAAACCTTACAAAAATATTTCTTAAAGGTGAAATCTCTAATCTAAACAGGGTTATTGAGGAACTCGAAGCTATAGAAAATCTTACCGATGCGGAAAATGATTATCTTTTTCGACTAAGAACTGATGTTTCAGATTTACAAAGTCAATTGAGTGAGCTGTAATGAGATTTATTTTACTTCTTTCTGTTCTTATCTTATTTTCTTCGTCTTCCTTTGCAGGACAAGAAATTTTTCCTTCCGACTGGTGGTCAGATGACTGGTGGAAACAAGAAGAACCAGTAATTATACAAAAACCACCTCCACAACAGAATATTCAACAACAGCAACAAAAATCTTTTGAGAGTATTCAAGAAAGATTAAAAAAGCTAAAAAGATTGCTGGAAGAAAAACGCAATCGCCGTCCTCCCCCAGGATATGAACAAAGAAAAAAATAAAACTTGATTATTTGTTATTGAAGAACTATAATAAATAACGTAGTATATTATTATTCTCAAGTAAAAGGTAGATAATAATGAATAATATTAAATTTCTTTTGTTTTATCGTTGGCTTTGTATAAATCTTTTTGGTGTATCTTTACTTAGTGTTGCTTATATTAATGGTTGGATTCAAATGGCTATGAATGCTGATCCAACAGGAATAGTGATGATTATTAGTCTTATTTTTGTTTGGGGATTATTGATTTGTGGATATAAAATTTGGAATATTAATCAAGATCTTAATCATATCAAGTCAGGCGATCCTTCAAAATGTTCCTATTGGCTAGAATATAATCAATTAAAAAAAGAACGAAAAGAGTCAACTCGAGGAAGCTTAGTCGAAGCACTTAAAATAAAACTTTTTTCTAACATTGCGTTTGTAAAATATCTAGCGAATAGTTTGGTAATTCTTGGATTAATTGGAACAGTGGTTGGTTTTATTATTGCGCTTTCAGGAGTTGATCCATCAATTGTGTCTGATGTTAATGCTATTGGACCCATGGTTTCTACACTTATTACAGGAATGGCTGTCGCTCTTTATACTACTTTAGTTGGATCTGTTCTCAATCTTTGGTTAACGCTTAATTATCATTTTTTGGCGAAAGGAATGATAGATTTAGTTGCATCAATATTGGAGTCAAAATCGAGTGATTTATAATCCATTTGATGATAGCGATGACGGCGGCGGAACAGTTTTTCGCGATGTCATAATGCTGGCGTTAATGGGTTTTGTTGTTATTGTTATCTTATTGCTTCCTCATATTAACCCATCTGCACAAAAAGAAAGTGTTGATATTAATCCTCCCGGTAATGTCATTGTTGAGATACAATGGCCTGATGATTTGGATACAGATGTAGATCTTTGGGTACAAGGTCCTGGAGATGTTCCAGTTGGATATTCCAATAAAGGCGGAAAGCTTTTCAATTTATTAAGGGATGATCTCGGAAAATCAAATGACGCAACAACAATTAATTATGAAAATTCTTTTTCTCGCGGGATAGTAGAAGGGGAATATACGATTAATCTTCATTTATATAGAAATGTATCTGGTGTATTACCCATTACAGTAATTGTAGTAGTAAGTGTGAAAGCAAATCCAGATGCATCAACTAAACAAATATTAACGAGAACAGTAGATCTACTGTCGGTCGGTCAAGAAATAACTGTTTTTAGATTTGAATTAAATAAACACGGAAAATTGGATGTAGAGAGTGTACATGATATTTACAAATCACTACGATCCGGTCGTAGTGGATCTGCTACCCCATAGGAAAAATTATGTTTGCGAATATTGATTTAGCTATAATGTTTTTATTTGGAATAATGGCAATACTTGTTTTGATTTTAACTTGGGTTTCCATCAGCCATGTTAAATCTCTTCTGTTTAGAACAGTTTTGGTTGTTTTATTTGCTTCGTTTCTTCCTCTTGGATATAGTTCATTAACTGAATTAACAGGAAGACCAAAACCTATTTCATTAATATGGATTAAAAATCGTATTATTACTAATGTTGAAGAATTGGATGCTGTAGTCTTGGGATATACTCTTATTGAAGATAAAGGAATTTATCTCTATCTAGGCGTGCCAAATAAAACAGAACCACTCTCTGTGGTTTTACCGTGGAATCGAAAACTAGCAAAAAAACTTAGAGAGGGAATGAGTAATACTCGAGAAAGAGGAACTAAACTAAGAATGAGACTTAATTATTTTGAACCATCTCTTGATGATAATCGGCAAATGTTTTATGAATCGCCACAACCTCCACTCCCTCTAAAAGCAGTTCCTAAAGCTCCATTACGATTTCGTGGCCACCCCGGTGGTCGCCCTTAATTAAACAACTTGACTTAATTAAATCAAGTATAGTATAATAAACATAAAGTAATGTTGATATAAATGAAGTAATGGATAAAATCTGTACTCTAATAATAAAAGACGAGTGTAATATAAAATTCGACGGGTTAGATCCTGTTGTTCGTCGCGAAATGGTAAAAGCTCTTAAATTCGAAGTTCCCGGAGCAAGATATATGCCTTCCGTAAGAATGGGACGTTGGGATGGCAAACAGAGTTTCTGTGGTGTTGGTGGAAGCAGCTTTATTAATGCTTTGCCTGTCTTATTGCCTATTGTTCAAGATGCAGGATACGAAATTCAGATAGAAGATCAAAGAAGTCCATTCAATGTTAATTTTAACGAAACAACTGTTAATTTATTTGACGAAAAGGTTTGGCCCGAAGGCCATGAACTCGAAGGAGAACCTATTGTTCTACGTGATTATCAAGTGGAATGTATCAATCATTATCTTAGAGATCATCAATGTGTTCAAGAGATTAGTACTGGCGCAGGAAAGACTATCTTAACTGCTGCTCTTAGTTATCTTGTTGAAAAAGAAACCGGCGGAAGAACTATTGTTATCGTTCCAAATAAAGATTTAGTGAATCAAACAGAGGTAGATTATCTTAATGTTGGATTAGACGTTGGTGTGTATTATGGAGATAGAAAAAACATAGGATCGCAACATACAATATGTACATGGCAGAGCCTAAATAATCTTAATAAGATGGGTGATGTTGATGGATTAAATGTTATTGAAGCATTTTTGGATGGAGTGAACTGTGTTATCTGCGATGAATGTCATTTAGCAAAAGCGGACATTTTGAAAAATCTATTAACTGGTCCTCTTGCATGTATCCCAATTCGTTGGGGAATGACGGGAACAATACCCGAGTATGACTTTCAGGAAATTGCATTATTAGTAAGCATTGGCGAAACGGTTAATCAGTTAACAGCGAAAGAACTACAAGATCTTGGACATTTAGCACAATGTCATGTCAATATTATTCAGGTGCAAGATAAAGGTGGATACAAAAGCTATCAGGAAGAGCTTAAACATCTTGTAACAAACCCAGCAAGAATGAAATATATTGCTGAAGCCATTACAAAATTATGCGAAACAGGTAATACTCTTGTATTAGTTGATAGGATTAAAGCTGGAGAATTGTTGGATGATTTCTTAGATGATGCTATATTTCTAAGTGGAAGTGATAAAGTCGAAACAAGGAAGAAGCATTATGAAGAAGTTGCTAAGACTGATAATAAGATAATTGTTGCTACATACGGCATCGCGTCTACTGGAATTAATATTCCACGGATCTTTAATCTTGTTATAATCGAACCTGGAAAGAGTTATGTTAAAGTAATCCAATCAATAGGTCGTGGAATTAGAAAAGCAAAAGATAAAGATCATGTTGAAATATGGGACTTTACAAGTTCTCTGAAATATTCCAAACGACATTTAACTAAAAGAAAAAAATTCTACCGTAAAGTACAGTATCCTTTTACTGTGACTAAGGTAAATTATTAAGGAAATCAATGTATATATTAACGCCAGAAAATAAAAGTTTTGACACAAGTCGTATTCCTAATGAAACAACAACATTATATTATTGTATTTTAGATTACACCGATCCCGAAGATGTAGACTATAAGTTTGCTCCAATGGTTTTTATTGAAGACTTTGCTCGCGCCGCCGCCGAATTAAAAATTGGAGATTTTAGAATCCAAGTTCCCTTACATTGGTGTGTATTATTAGGAGATCGTGATTTTGGCGATTTAGAAATAATGCCAATAACAAGCCTAAATGGAAGAGATTTTTGCGTATTTACATATAACCCCTGTATAGGATATATGCCATCCTTTCTTCCAATTGATATAGTGAACATTTATCAAGAAGTGCGATGGACAGTTCCAACGATAAAGCCGGAACATATGCTTTGTATTCCGCTTGATGATGGAGAAAATCCATTGTGTGCTTTCTTTGTAGATCCTAAAAATAAACTTCCGGATATTTTAGATATTAGGCAGATGTTTTAGGTTTCGGTTCAATAACTCGTACATTAAACGAGATTGAAATTCTTTCCTTTTCTCCAACATAGCGATGAACATAATGTTCTACATATGATGGAAACATTGTCATTACCCCAGGTGTTGGAATAATTTGATAACGTGGAAACGGTAAACTATCTGTAGTAAGCATATTAGCTCCAGGTCGTGGATCTAAGAATTCAAAATATCCGTTATATTGAACATCTTTGTCTGGATCGCCATCAGCTACATAATAACAACCAGACCAAAAATTATTTGGATGTTTATGGATAGTATGATAATGTCCTGAACGACAAATATTAGCCCATGCTGCTAGAGATAAATCTATGTTACCATTTTTCTTTAGACCTTGTGTCTCAGCCATATATCCACACAACTGATGGATTCTATCAATAAACATCTTGATACATGGATAATCCCATGTTAGCAAATCCCATTCAGAATGAAATCCACCAACATTACTTACTTGCTTGCCTTTGTTTTCTTTTTCTTTTTCGAGAATTGTGTTGCGTAATTCTTTGTTAAATTCTTCGCTGTTTTCCCATTTGTAGCTTAACAATGTTGTAGGAAAAATATTTGCATTTGTTACTTTGGACGGATCCATTTTATGTTGAGGTAATATTTCCGGCATTATCATCTCCTGTAAATCCTGCTCCAGGACTCCATTTGTAACTGTTGCCTTGGAACGTTCTTGCTGTACGGTTATGTAAAGTTTTAACCATTTCGATCGATCGTTCAGTTACAGCACGTATAATAGTTACAGTTGGAGACGTATCATAGTTTGTTCCTGTAACAGTAACAGTAATACCACCAAGTGAATCACCCTCTAAATTAGCTGTAGCAGCAGCTCCAGCTCCTTCGCCTCCGGAGAATTGAACAATTGGAGGATTTACGTAACCAGTACCTTCTAATGTTAGATTAACAGCACCAACTCCCCATTCGAGAGCGAATGCTGCTTCAGATCCAGAGCCACCTTGGGCATTTCCAGAAGGAGGAATGACAGTGTAAACCCCAGGATCGGTAACAGTAAACGATAATATTGGGCCGGAAGATTCTCCTGATACTGAATTAACAGTAATAAGGGCACCTTCGGAAAACGTGCCTTCTGAAAATGTTAAAGTATCACTACTCTGATATCCATTTCCAGGATCTGTGAGTGTGGCATTTACTATTTTTAGTGTAGAGGTTGCTGTAGCATTTTCGCCTGGAACATCTCCAATACGAATTACAATTGACGCTTCGCCAACATCATCAGGAAATTGTTCGTTAACAAGTGTAACTAATCCGCTCGATCCTGAACCGTCGTCGTCCGCAGTAAATCTACTCGATCCTTTTTGATTCAAAATAAAAGATGTTCCACCTTTTATATTGATTACTAATTGTAATCCCGGATCGGTTGGATCACCAAAATTTTTCTTATTAAGGGGTCTTCCCATAGTTTAATTCTCCTTTATTTTATCCAAATGGAACGTCTGCTTCGACGCCGTCTGTTGGGGCTGTTACACCTAGTTTCCATTTAAAAGTATCTCCATCAAATGTTTTTAATGTGTGTTGTTGTAATGTGCGAACTCTTACTGGTATAACTCCCGGTGACGCAATAATAGGAATAGGAATAATAGGAGCTATCGTTGGCCCAGCAAGAAAGAAACCTGGAGTTGTTACAGCAATTGATGTTACTGCGTTTGCTGTCAAACTTGCAACATATGTTCCAGGAAATAGTAAAAGGGAACCAGAAACAGCCGGAGGAGAACTATAATCACTTCCACCACCAGTCACCACCACGGCAAGAGTATCCCAAGATATAAAAATTTCAGCACCGACGCCAGCGCCTGTTAGAGGTGAGAGAGGTGTTGTAGTTCCTGGCGCAGCACCATCAGTAGGAGCCGGCACTGTATAAACTCCAGGGACAATAATTGCTATTAAAACAATTCCACCAGGGCCAGCCCCAGCAGTAGTAAGAAGTACTGTATAAACAGCCCCAATTGAAAAAATTCCTCCAAGAGGAGTTACTGTATCACCTATAAAGTATCCAGCACCAGGCACAGATATAGTTGGCGGAACAAAGGGCGCGCCTAATATCGCAGATGATCCAGTAGTAAAAGTAAAAGTAGCAGTAGCAGTAGTTCCTACTGGACCTCCAAAAGGAAGAACACCGAGCGTAGCTTGCCCAGGCGCTGCTATATCTTCATTTTGTAAGCGTGCTCTGCCTGTTCGATCTGGCGTTAATCCTCCTGCCACACTAGAAACAGTGTAAGTTCGACTTCCTGGTTGATCAACTATCCAACAAGATTCTTCACCAGCACCAATATCGGCTTTGACGATAAGCTGAGGCCCATCGGCAATAGAATTACCAAACTTGCTTTTGTTGAGTGGTCTACCCATAATTTAGTTTTCCTTATCCCATTGATGGTTCAAAATCTACTTCGTCTTTATCAGATGCTGCAACACCTTCTTTCAGATGATCCCATTTGTATGAATTTCCTTGAAATGTTTTAACCAAGTGGTTTGTAAATCCACGAGCATATTCAGTTCCACTTGTAAATGGTTTAACACGAAGGGCACATGTGCCTGTTGGAATTGATCCTGTTCCATTAAATAAACGTAGAACTTCTATTTGTGTTCCATTAGTAACTTCAAATTGTCCCTGTGAACGCTGTCTAACTATCCAAGAATCACTGTCATCAGATGGTCCACCTGTGTAGGATGCTAATGTAAGTAGTATTTGTAGCCCAGATCTTCCTTCTGGATCTTGGCCAACTGGTGTAAAGAATTTGTCTTGTACTGGTCTTCCCATAATAAATCTCCTTAAATCGCCCGGTTATATTACTCCTGGGCTTCGATTAAAGTTTAGTGTATTTATTTATTGAATTGAGTGCTATTTTTTATTATAATAGACAAAATAATGCTGTGAGATACTGATGAAAGATAAGAAATACAAGTTGGATTTATTTAGATTACTTGAAGCATTGGATCGTCGAGATTTCAAGTTTTATTCAAAGCTGACTGATGAAGAAAAGAAGGGATTTTGAACCATCAATGGGATAAGGAAAACTAAATTATGGGTAGACCACTCAACAAAAGCAAGTTTGGTAATTCTATTGCCGATGGGCCTCAGCTTATCGTCAAAGCCGATATTGGTGC